GTCAAAACTTGATTGGCGTTGGTACTAACCTGAAGTTCTACATCGAGAACGGCGGCGTGTATAACGACATCACGCCGATCCGCGTAACCACCACGCTGGGCACCGACCCCTTTACGGGCAACGGCACAACCACAGTAACGGTAACAGCCAACAGCCACGGCGCGATAACCGGGGACTTCGTGACCTTCAGCGGCGTCACGGGCACCTACGCGGCGCTTCTTAATGGCGAGTTCCAGATTACTGTCCTGACGGTCAACACGTACACCATCACGGTGGCGTCTGCTATCCCGGCGGTGTCCACGGGCGGCTCTGCGGTATCTGCGGCGTATCAGATCAATACTGGCCCGGCTACAGTGGTGCCGCTCACTGGTTGGGGTGCAGGCACTTGGGGCACCGGCGCGTGGGGTATCGGCACACCGAGCACAACGCAGACTGATTTGCGATTGTGGAGCCAAGCCAACTTTGGTGAAGACTTGATTTTTGGTCCGCGCAAGGGTGGCATTTACTACTGGGATGCGACGACTGGGTTGAGCGTCCGTGGCGTGCTGCTGTCGTCTTTGTCTGGCGCGTCTGACGTGCCGACGATCCAGAATGACATCTTCGTCTCAGACATCAACCGCTTTGTGTTTGCGATGGGCTGCAACGACTACGGTTCTTCGGTCATCGACCCAATGCTGATCCGGTGGTCCGACCAAGAAGACGCCGTCAACTGGACACCTTCTGCAACCAACCAAGCGGGTAGCCTGCGCCTATCTCACGGTTCAGAGATTGTTGCGGCGGTGCAGGCGCGTCAGGAAGTTGTGGTCTTCACCGACTCGTCCATCTACTCGCTTCAATATCTGGATGCACCGATCTTCTGGGGTGCTCAGCTTCTTGGCGACAACATCTCCATCGTCGGCCCCAACGCGGCGGTTATTGCTTCGGGTGTGGTGTACTGGATGGGCGTGGACAAGTTCTATGCCTACGACGGTCGCGTGCAGACGCTCAACTGCGATCTGCGCCGCTATGTCTTCAGTGACTTCAACCAAGCTCAGGCGCAGCAGGTTTTTGCCGGTACCAACGAGGGCTTCAACGAAGTCTGGTGGTTCTATCCGTCCGCCAATTCCCTTACCATCGACAAGTACGTCGTTTACAACTACGTCGAAAAGATTTGGTACTACGGCACCTTGGGTCGTACGGCGTGGCTCGACTCCGGTCTGCGCGACTACCCGATGGGTGCTACCTACAACCAAAACCTCGTGAACCACGAGCAGGGTTTGGACAACAACGAGACGGGCACCACCACCGCCATCAACGCCTACATCTCGTCGTCTGAGTTTGACATCGGCGATGGCCACAACTTCGGGTTTGTCTGGCGCATACTGCCTGACCTGACGTTTGAGAACTCAACGGCCAATACGCCCACCGTCAACATGACGCTCTATGGGTTGTACAACTCGGGCTCAGGCAGCGTCGATAACGCAGGGCAAGCGGTGGTTAAGGGCTCGACGTACGTGATTACCGAAGAGTTCACCGGGCAGATTTACACCCGCGTGCGTGGGCGGCAGATGATCTTCAAGATCGACTCCAACCAACTGGGTACGGCGTGGCAGCTTGGCGCGCCCCGCATCGATATTAGGCCGGACGGACGCAGATGAGTTTCCTTATCGAGAATGTCACCGTCCCGGCACCGCCCAACCTGCCGTTGGCGCCAACTGCGTACGAGTCGCGTTACCACGAGCAGTTCAACAACGTCCTGCGCCTGTACTTCAACCGACTCGACGCACTGCTGAGGGGCCTCGTGACTACAACCACACCCATCCCCATTTCCATCGGCGGCACCAACGTAGACGCCTTTGGGCGCCTGCGGGTCAGCAACCCGCTGACCTTGTTCGACTCGTCCCATCGCTACGCGGACAACAACCTGTGGGTCAACAGCATAACCGGCACCGCAGCGGCAACGTTTAACGCCAATGAAGGTCTGATGGACCTGACGGTTGGCTCGGCCAGTGGCGACCAGATCATTCGGGAAACCATCAAAGTCTTTTCGTATCAGCCGGGTAAGAGCCTGTTGGTGATGAACACGTTTGTGTTTGGCACTGCCAAGGCCAACCTGCGCCAACGTGCGGGCTATTACGGTGCGGCCAACGGTATTTACTTTGAGCGCGAAGGCTCAACCAACTACATGGTCGAGCGCAGCAGCGTGACAGGCGCTCCGATCAACACCCGTGTTGCCCAGGCAGATTGGAATCAAGACCCACTGGACGGTACCGGCCCGTCTGGCCTGACATTGGACTCCTCCAAGGCGCAGATTTTGTACATTGATGTTGAGTGGCTTGGCCTCGGTACGGTTCGCACCGGGTTCATCATTAACGGGACATTTGTTCCGTGCCACAACTTTGACCACGCCAATCTGGTCAATACCACCTACATCACCACCGCTTCTTTGCCGCTGCGGTACGAGATGACCAATGTGGCGGCGACCACTGGGGCAAGCACGCTCAAACAGGTCTGCTCAACGGTGATTTCTGAGGGTGGCTATGAACTACGCGGGGCGCAGTTGTCCGCAGGGACTCCCATCACAACCCCAAAAACACTGACCACTGCCGGGACGGTTTACCCCGTCGTGTCGTTTCGTTTGAAATCAACGCGGTTAGACGGTATTGCTATCTTGACCGCAATATCAATTTTGGGCGTCACGAACAACGCAAACTACCAGTGGTCGGTGGTTGTGAACGGCACCACGACAGGCGGCACTTGGGTCAGTGCAGGCGCAAACTCTTCCGTTGAGTACAACATCACCGGCACATCGTTCTCCTCTACCGGGGGCCGCATCTTGGCGACGGGCTACTTCCAAGGCTCCAACCAAGGGGCCACCAGTGTGGACATCTTGAAGGCCGCGCTGTTCACCACTCAACTTGAGCGCAACCCGTTTACTGCGACACCCTATGAGATAACGCTGGCCTGCTCGGCGGCATCCAACGGGGATCAGGTGCTTGGCTCTCTGGACTGGGAAGAGATTAGCCGCTAAGCACCCAAACGACCTAAAATGATTTCAACCCTTTTCTCGGAGGCCGTATGAGCCTTGCTGTACTAGCCGACCACATGGCGTCCAAAGGGCGCAACGGTGACACCATGCTGGTGCACATGGCCCCCGAAGAGGTCGCGGGGCTGCACGCTCTGGCGCTGAAGCATGGTGGCTCACTGACCATCAACCCGGAAACGGGTCTGCCGGAGGCGTTTAGCCTCAAGGGGCTGTTGAAGTCGCTGCTGCCTGCGGTTGCGGGCTTTGCGCTTGGTCCCGCTGGTTTTGGACTGATGTCCGCCATGCAAGCGGGCTTGACTGTAGGCGCAGTAGCGGGTCTTGCCAAAGGCAGTCTCAAAGAAGGCATTATGGCCGGTCTGGGCGCCTACGGCGGTGCTAACTTGGGTGCGGCCTTTACTGGTGCGGAGAGCGCGGGGGCTACTACGGCTGCAGCAGAAGCGGCAAAGACAGCGGGCCAAGAAGCAGTCAAGCAGGGGCTTACCGGAGAAGCTGCCAATCAGTTTGTGCAGAACGCTGCGAGCACCGCTTACTCTGACTTTGCCGCCAAGCCGTTCATGGAGCAGGCGGCGGGGAGTTTCCAGGCGCTCAAGAGCGCCCCTGGCCCGATTGGTGGACTGTCTTCGTTGGTCCGTCCTGCGATGATGGCAGCAGCCCCCATCATGGCCGACGCGATGGTTCCGACCAATGTTGGAATGCCCGCACTCACCCAGAACCGGGGCATGTACCGTGGTTACACGTACGACCCGTATGGCGGCACGTACATTGCGCAAGAACCTGTGCGAGCCGCATCCGGTGGCATCGTGGCCCTGGCCGATGGTGGCCCAACTGCAGACCAACTGAAAGCCCAGCAGAGTATCGTTGCTGACCCCCAGGCTGCTGCGCTTGCTGCAGCGCGTTCGGGTATTGCGCAAGGTTTGAACAATCAGCAGATCGCTGACATGGTCAACCAGCAGTACGGCAAGTCTTTCACCGCGCAAAACGTAGCCGACTTCATGACGGCCAACCAACTGTCGCGTCCCGCTCCGGCTGCTGCTCCCGCTGCACCAATCTCCGGCCCCAACGCGCTGGACCCCACACAACGAGCCACCCCCACCGCCGAGCAACTTGGCGCACAGCAAAGCATCCTTAACAACCCCCAAGCCGCCGCGCTTGGCGTTGTCCGCAGTGGTGTTGCAACAGGGCTGACCAATCAGCAGATAGCCGATCTAGCCAACGAAACCTACGGCAAGTCATTCAGCGCGCAGAACGTAGCCGATTTCATGGCTGCAAACAACATCACGCGCCCCAAGCCGGTAGTGCCTCCAGTTGTTGAACCCCCGTACACCCCACCGGACTTGTTCACTAACGTTCCTGGTGTGGCCCCCGGCACAGCCGTAACCGGTGCGCCTGCGGTTGACTACGCCAACGCGCCCACGATGGGCGAAGTTCGCACAGCGTACGAGCAGGGTGGTGGCGCTACCAAGATGCCGGTCATCACGGACATCAAGCCGACTGACCGCACCTACACGCAAAACGAAGCCTTCTCGCTTCTGCAAGGCTACTTGAAGAGCAACCCCAACGCGCTGTATGGCGACGTTGTTGCCTTTGCTCGCGGCAGGGGCATCCCCGAGATGCAGGCCCGCGCTGCTTACAACGAGTTCCGCTTCAGCGGTCTGACAGGCGGTAGCAGCCAAGCCTACGACTATTTGATGGGTCGCGGCGCGTACCCGGTCAAGCCGTTCACGCCCACTGGCGAGTTGATGCGCCCGTACGCCGAGGCTGTCCTTGGTGCGCCTGAGAACATCAAGGCCAAGCGTTTGATCTTTGATCCCAAAACACAACGCTACGTTAAGAACCCTGAGTTCGTTGAGCGCACACCCTCTACGGCCAACGCACCCATCCGCGATCAGGCAGGTAACCCTGTTGGTGGCAACACCGAGTCGTACTTCAAGGCCAACCCCGACGTGTACCAAGAGTGGCTCAAGGGCACTACCGGCATGACCGCCGACGCCTACGCCAGATTCCACTGGGAGACTTTTGGCCAGAAAGAAGGTCGCAAGGGCTGGTCGGCGACCCCTGCCGGTGGCGGCAGCGGCAACACAGAAGAAAAAGTCAGTGGCGGCAAGGCTGGCGGGTTGATGGACATCGCATCTGCCGCTGCGGCGCGCGGTGGCAACGTCCAGCAATACAACCTGGGCGGATACTCCGATGGTGGACGCCTGCTGCGCGGCCCAGGTGATGGCGTCTCTGACAGCATCCCGGCAACCATTGGGAATCGTCAACCCGCGCGGCTCGCCGATGGTGAGTTTGTGATCCCGGCGAGGATTGTGAGTGAAATAGGAAATGGGTCTACCGAAGCCGGTGCACGCAAACTCTACGCAATGATGGACCGTGTGCAGCGTGCACGCGCCAAGACAACCGGCAAAGGCAAGGTGGCCAAGAACACCAAGTCCGAACAATACTTGCCTGCATAAGGAAGCATCATGGCTGATCCCACCCCGTACCAAGTACAGCAGTATCAGACAGGCTTTGCTCCTGTCGTCGCACCTTATGCAGAGGCGCTCCTTGGTAAAGCCGAGGCGCTGACCGACGTTGAGTACAACCCGTACCAGCAGTACATGGGTGAGCGGTTCGCTCAGTTCACCCCGCTGCAGCAGCAGGCGTTTGCCGGTGCCCAGGCGATGGAGGCGGCTCCTCAGTTGGCCGATGCCTCCGCCCTAGCAGGCACTGCCGGTCTTCGCGCTTTGCAAGCGGGCACCTACGGCCCGATGTACTACACCCCGCAGTCGTTTACCGAACAGGGTGTGATGGGCGGTTACATGTCGCCCTACATGCAGGGCGTGGTGGACTTCCAGCAACGGGAAGCTCAGCGCCAAGCGGACATCGCCTCTACTGCTCGGGGTCAGAAGTACGCCCGTGCCGGTGCCTTTGGTGGCGCTCGGCAGGCCATTGAGAATGCCGAAGCGCAGCGCAACCTCGCCACCCAGTTGGGCGGTATCCAGGCTCAGGGTCTTCAAGCCGCTTATCAGCAGGCTCAACAGCAGTTCAACCAAGAGCAGGCACAACGCCAAGCCGCAGTGCAGTTGGCCGAGCAGTCACGCCAGTATGGCGCCGGTCTGGGGTTGCAGGGACTGCAGACTGCAATGCAGGGTGCGCAACAACTCGGCAATCTAGGCCAGACGCAGTTTGGCCAGAACCTTGCGCTCAACCAGTTGCAGTCTCAGTACGGTCAGCAACAACAGCAGCAGATGCAGAACATCTTGGGCGCTCAGTACCAAGACTTCCTCAATTTCCAGAACTACCCGTACAAGCAGTTGGGCTTCATGTCCGACATCATCCGTGGCGTGCCACTGACGCAGACCGGCTCGGCGCTGTATCAGCAACCGCCTTCAGCCATATCTCAGATCGCTGGTTTGGGTACGGCTGCTGTCGGTGCGAAAGGTCTGGGGCTGTTTGCCAAGGGTGGTGAAGTCGAAGACGCTGAATACCGGGACAAGCCCGGTGGTCTGGCCGATCTGGCAATCTACAACATGGGTGTTTGAACATGATCAACATCAACCAAATCACCACCCAATTGCGCATGCTGCCGGATCAGGCGCTTCAGCGCGTGGCCATGATGTACAAGCAAGACCCGTACATCCTGCCATTGGTTGTGTCTGAAGGTATGGCCCGCAAGAAGTTGCGTGCAGCTTCGCAAGCGCAGATGGCGCAGCCTCAGCCCAAAGTGGCTGATCAGGCCGTAGCTTCCTTGGGTTACACACCGGAAGAGTCAGGCATCGCCCAGCTTCAAGCGCAGAATATGCAAGGTCTGGCAGACGGCGGGATCGCGGGCTACGCCGAAGGCGGTGTAGCCGATAGCGCAGAGGACTCGTTCTCTCGCGGCGGCATGTTTGACTTTACTCAGCGCAGCGAACCTGTCGTTCGCATGGCAGAGGGTGGTGTGGCGCAATACGCTGGCAAAGACGAGAGCCTTGTGCGGTTGAGCGATTACGACGTGTTGTCTGATATTCTAAATTCGCAAGGGCTTCGCTCTTCCACGGGTGAAACCTACGCCGAGATGAAAGCGCGGCAACGTCGTGAAAAAGAACTGGCCGACGCAGCAGAAGCCGAAGGTCGCCCATTTGCTCGGTTTTTGAAAGCCGGTGAGGAGGCGGGCGGAGCAAGCCGTCTTTCTCCAGCTATGGCAGCACTGCGTCGGACGATGTACCCGACACAAGAGGAGTTGGGTGTTACTCGTGCGGCACCGGCAGCGCCTAGTGCAGCAACAGCGCCTAGTTCCGCGTCCGCCGCCTCGGCACTGCCTCAACGCACATCGTTCCCGTCTCAAGCACTTGAGCGTGCAGTCGTTCAGCGTCCCGAAGCTCCGCCTGCTGCGGGCGAAAAGGGCGAAGAGCGCATCCGCATGAACGCCCCTCAGTTCAAGTCGGACCCGTCGCTGTACTCGCTTGACCCCGCAGTGTTGCGCAAACGCGCGCGTGAGCTTATGCCCACCAACGAGTACGAGACAGCGTACAACGTCTTGGCGCAAGAAGAGCTTGAGCGCATGGACGCACGAGAAGCCGAACGGGCGCGTAACAAACCTACCGGCAAAGCTCGTGAGGGGTTGGAGGCGCTGCTCAAGCAAGAGGGTGAAGGCGCAGCAAAAGAGAAAAGCGACGCGGGTGCGTTTGCGCTTATCAGTGCTGGACTGGCTATTGCGTCTGGAGAATCACCCAACGCACTGATGAACATTGCCAAGGGCTTGAACGTCGGTGCGAAGGAGTACCAAGCAGCCGTCAAAGATCTCAAGAAGGCCGACCGTGAGCGCAAACTCATGATGGCCGACATCGAAGAAGCTCGCCGTCTTGAGGCCAAGGGTGACTACGACAAGGCTGAGGAGCGCAAAGACAAAGTCGAAGAACGCCGCTCTTCAATTAAGCGCAACACGATGCAGGGCATCATGCAGTTGAAGCTAAACCAAGACCAGATTGCGGCTGGGTTTGCCAAAGCAGCACAAGAGGGCGGGATCAAGCGCGATCTTGTGGGCGCGGAAATCGGTGCGCTGGCCGCGCGCACGGAGGCCACGATTGCCGCTCAGGAGCGCATCGCCCGCATTCAATATGCAGCGCGTACGGAACCCGCCGCGCAACAAGCCGTGGCTCGGGTAACCCAGGCGATCAATTCAAGCAAGTACCTCGGGGAATTAGCAAAACAAGCGTCACTGGGTATCCCCGCCGCAATTGAAAGGTATCGTAAAGAAGAAGAACGCCTCTATCTCATGCTGGCGCCTGAGCTTATGATCGGGGTGGGCGGCAGCGAAACCGGTAAGAGCACCGGCGCAAGAGCCGCAGGTGACGCGGTTCTCAATAAGGGCGGCTAAAGCGCGAGGCACTGATGGCAACAGCACAAGAATACGCAGCGTGGCTTAGAAGGAATTCGGACAAGAAAAACTCGGAGGACTATCGGACAGTCCTCCGTGCTTTTCAGGAAGCCAGCCTTGAGGAGTTGCGTGCTCGTGAGCCTGAAGTAGCCGAAAAAGAAGGCGAGTCGGGGACCATCCCCGCCGTGCGTGCAGGCATCAAGCGACTGAAAGGCGAGGCGGCGCTCACTGCCGGTAAGCTCGGCGTGATGGATGTGGGCGAAGCCCAGAGGTATCAAGAAGAGCGCGAGAAAGAAGCCCAACGCATCCACAAACCCACTGAGAAGGGATGGACGGAGGCCCCGCTTACTAAATTCGGTGAGCTTTTTGGCGGGTCAATTCCTTATGTGGCCGCACCGCTTGCTGCCGGTGTGGGCGTTGCGGCGCTTCCTGTAACGGGTTTGGCTGCTACGGCATTGGGTCTTGGTGCGGTAGGCGCGGCTTCGGCTTCGCAGTTCATAGGTTCCAACCTTGCCGCCCAGATGAAGGCGGACAAGGAACGTGGTGGTTCTGGCCGACTTGAGGATACCGATCTCGGTAAGGCGGCACTGGCCGCTGTCCCACAGGCGGCGCTGGACGCGTACAGTTTCGGTACTGCTCCGCTGCTGCGCAAACTGTTTACTTCGGTTGGTAAAGAACTGACCGAAGCCGAAGCTCTGGCGCTTGTTGATCAGTCGCTCAAGCGCAAGCTGGTGGACTACACCACCACAACGGGCGTTACGGCTACCCGTGAAGGTCTGACCGAGGCAGGTCAGCAATTGCTTGAGCGTCTGCAAGCCGGACTGAGCATCACCGACGAAGACGCTCGCAAAGATTACGTTGATCAGTTTATCGGCGGCGCCGTCTTGGGCGGTGTTCTTGCCCCTGCGGGTCGCTTCATTGAACGTGGTGGCGAGCAGAGCCGTGCACGTCAGAAGTTGTCGGACGTAGAGTCTGAGCAGCGCAAGGTCGCGCTTGAGGAAGAGCAGCGCCTAGAAGCGGTGGAAGCCGAGAAGCGCAAGCAGCCCGAATACCTGCGTGATCTGCAGAGTCGCTACGACGCGGTCAAAGAGAAAGACGCGAAGTACAAGGAAGACATCAAGGCCCTGGAAGCCCAGAAGGGTGACCCGGCTGCGCAGGCTGAAGCCAAGGAACTGCGCCGTGAGTACGCTGACTTCATGCGCGGCGAACGGTCTGAGGTTGTCAAGGAGTACACCAAGGCTGGTGGCGCCAAGTTCTTCAAGCAGTTTGCGGAACAAGAGCGTGTTGCAGGCATGTCGCCGGAAGACTACATGCTGGAGCAGTTGGGCGTCAATATAGAAGAAGACATTGATAAAGCAAAGGCCCCCGCTGCCCCCACTTCGATTGAAGACCTTGCGCAGTCGGGGCAGGAAGACAGGCTGCAGACTTATATTGACAACCAGCTTGGGTTAGCCGAGCAACAGCTTGGTGTCAACTTAGCCGCTATTGGCAAGAAGGCAGACCCGGAAGGAAAGGTAAGCCCCGCCTTTAAGGATAGTGTCCGCAACGAGTACGCTCAGTACCTGCTTGCTGATCCCGGGATGGCGCAGCAACTGGTGCAAACGGGCGTGCGGTTCCCTGGACTTAATAAACAAGAGTCCAACGCCATTCTCGGCCTCGTAGATTTGCAGCTTAAACAGCTTGGCGCAGACATTGGTGCCGGTCGTGAAGACGTGGCTGCACAGCGCGAAGCACTGGAGCAGAAGCTAAAAGTTGAGCGCGAAGCTCTTGCCCGCATCGCTAAGTCTCCCGAGTACGTGCAGGGCGCCATGCGTGAGCGGCGCGAATACGACGCCACCACTGAGCGCATCAACCGGCTGAATGATCAACTGCGCGGCCTGCAGACCCAACGCTTGCTGGACTTTGAGGGCGCTGCGCCAGGAGAAGCCGCCAATATCGAGGCGTTCAACAAAGCGCAAGCCGACTTGGCCACGCAGATGGGTATGGAGCCGCCCACTGAAATGGCGCGCGAGCCTAGCGGTGCCGTGCAGCGCATCTACGCTCCTGAGCAATTGGGCACGCTAATTGAGCGGGCCAAGGGCGACACCCGCCTGAGCGAAGAAGATCAAGCGTTGCTTGATGAGATCGACGCCAACCTGCCGAATATCGCCAAGGATCAGGGCTTTGTTCCTGAAGCCCCCCAGTACGCAGGCGCACCGGTTACCTATCGTGCCCCGGCTAAGAGCGAGCTACGCGCCGTGCCCGCCGCCCGCAATGTGGCGGACTGGCTGTATGGGCTGTCCATCGGTCGCGCTGACCCGGAACTGGCACAATCTATCCGCGCCGACCTGCGCAAGTACGAGCAGGCTCGCCGGTCGGAGACGGAGCAGAAAACAGGTTTCGCTGTTCAAGAACTGACGCCTGATCAGCAAGCTGCTGTGGCGGGCACCACACTCAAGGGGCGTACCGACTTTCTTGGCCGCGAAGCCACGGGCGAAGTCAGCCGCGCGCAGCAGGCTGCGTTGTTCACTGACGAGGCCGTCGAGGGCAAGATTTTCGACAGCTTCGCGGACTTCGATAAGTACCTCGCAAGCAAGGCGCTCGATGACATCCGCAAGGAAATGGGGTTGGTCGAAGAGACTGCCTCACGCCTGAACAAGCGCCTGCAGTTTCTGGAAGCCCGAGTGGCTCCGCTGCGCAAGCAGATTGCACAAGTTCAGGAACAGCGCAGCAAGCTGCGCAATGCCGCTGCCGGAGACAAGGCTGCAGCCGAGTCGCTTCTTGAGACTGCCGAGAAGCGTTTGGCCAACGAGTTGAAGATGCTCGACGGCATTTTTGCCGACACCGTCGCCGCACGCGACAAGGCACTGCAGCAACTGCAGGACGCGCAGAAAGCCCGGAAAGACATCATCAAGCAGATTGCGGACAACGCCGCAGCACTTGAGCGCCAGATCGCCGAAGTCGAAGCTGCAAACGAGCGCGTAGGTGTTGATGCAGAAGGCCGTGTCGTCCGGCCAGATGAGGCTGGCAATCTCGACATGACGCGTGTCGTGCGCATGGTACCTGCCGGTCAGGTTGCTGGCATGCAGGGTGTGCGCAAGGCACAGTTGGAATTGCAGAATGCGGCACAGGCGTTCCTGGCCGCAGAAGAGAAGTTGACGCAAGTCATTCAGAAGAACAAGGACGCTGACTACAGCGAGGGTTCTTCTGCTCTGCGTGAGTTGGTTGCTGCACGGGCAGCGTCCAAGGAAGCTCAACGTGCCGCCATCGCCGCGCACTACAGGTTGATGCTGGCTCACCGCGCTGTGCCTGCGCTGCCCAAACTGTCGGATGCGAACTTCCGCAAGTTCCTGATGGCCGACGCGCAACTGGCCGACATGCTGGTCACGGCAACGCGTCGGGTCAATGCGTACAAGGGGCGCTACGACCGCGCCCGCAATCAACTTAACGAAGCCTACACCTACGTACTCAATCAGCCCGCAGGTCTGGCCACAACGACTGAACTCAACAACCTGCGCAACGAACTGCTGCTGGCTAAGGAGATGTTGGCTGAAGTGGCTGACGCCCCGGCACGCGCACAGATTGCGGAGTTGCCGCTGCGTCAACAGCTTGCCGCTCTGGAACAGGAAGTCGGTAATCTGGAGCAGCGCCGACTTGCGCTGCGTGATCGCCAGCGTGCCTTGCCCCGCCGCCCCGAGGAGACTCAGGCGGATCGTGAAGCTAAGGATGCCGTTAAGCGCAAGGAAGATCAGGCCAAGCTGGAGCGGGCTGAAGAACCCCGCCGCCCGCCTACGGAAGAAGAGGAAAGGGAAGGCAAGCCCGGAGCACCTATCCCTCGCACGTTGGTGTCGTTCGAGCAGCGTCGGGCACAAGAGCGCAAGGTTGCTACCAGTGGCGTTGTTGCCAACATCAACAAGCAGATCAACGAGCTTTCCGCGTTGCTGTCTGATGAGGCGCGCCTAATCGCTGAGGAAGAGCAAGCACCTCTGGAAACGACTAAGGCTAAAGAACAGCAGCGCGAGCGCACCAAGCGCCGCGTGACCAAGTTCTCTTCGCTGTATATCGGCGAGTACATGACTCCCGAGCAGATTGCAAAAGAGCTTGAGCCGCGCTTCAAGAAGGTAGCGGATGAGTTCAATGCTAATGTTCGGTCTAAGTTGCTGACTGACGCCGAGCGCGCTGAGGCATACAAGAAGCTGGCGGAGTTGCGCAAGCAACTTGACGACGCGCTGAAGGCCAGCCGCGAGTACTACGCAGGTGTTGGCTCAGTCTTGGGCGAGACGCAGGCCAAGATCAACAAGCTCAAGGAAGAGCTTGACGGCGACTTGCTCAACAAAAAGGAGCAGGCGCAGGTTGCGGCTGCACTCAGGCGCGGGGGCGAAGACGCGGCCAAGGCCAAGCGCGAAGAGCTTGAGGCACCTAAGCGGACAAGTAAGACCGTACGCTTGACTGAGCTTGTCGAAGAACAGAACGCCCGTGTTGCGAAGTTCCAGAAGAGCGGTATTGGCTCGAAGCTGATCCGTCTTGAGACGAAGGCCGAAAAGGCTGCGGCCCGCAAGAAACTTGAGCGCGAACTCGGAACCGCCGTGATGACGGAAGAGACAGCGCAAGAGATTGCAGACATCGAGAGCGGACAGTCTGGAAAACGCGCCATCGGCCCGGTTACTAGGCCCGAGGTGTATGCCCCCGAGACGATGCGTACGGGCTCGGCAGAAAGCCGTGAGGGTAAGACCACTGGGCGTGCCGAGAAGTCAACGCTCAAGGAGGCGCGTGGCGTACCTGAGCGTGATGTCCGTGTGGGTAAGCGCGAGCAGAAGGAAGCCAACGAGCTTGCCGAAAAGATGCGCGCAGGTGTTGCCAAGCCTGAAGTAACTGCGCCTACCAAAACAGAGCAAGTGGCAGAAAAGGAACTCGAAGCGCAAGAGGTTGAGGTCGAAGCCGCGCTCAAGGAAGGACGCGCGAAAGTCAAAGAAGGCAAGCGTTCTGTCACCGCCACCATCGAAGACATCGAAGCTGAGCTTGATGCGTTTGAGCCGGAGATTCTTCCTGGCATCAACGAAGACATTTATCTGTCTCGTGGTCGCACACCCAACCCGTCCACCGTAGACGGCGTCCGCGCGGAACTCAGTAAGGTCTTCTCCGACATTGGCCGCGTTCAGGTCTACAGCAGCGTTGATGCGCTGATTGCCGCCAACCCCGAGTACGAGGGGCGTGTTCCTTCTGACGCACGGGGCTTCGTTGATCCGACTGACAACCGGGCGTTCTTGATTGCCGGGAACATCAACAAAGGACAGGCGCTCAGCGTGCTGCTGCACGAGGTCGGCGCGCATATTGGCTTGAAGCGGTTGTTGGGTGAGGCCCAGTACAACGCCTTAGTCAACGTCGTCAAGGCGTGGGAAAAGCTCAACAACGGCAGTCTGGAGTCTCAGGTGGCCCGGGCCGCGCGTGAGCGCGTGACTTCCGCCAAGACCAAGGCCGAGCAGGTCAATGACGAACTGCTGGCCTATGCCATCGAGGAAGCTGCCAACGCAGGCGTCAAGCCGATGGAAACCAAGAGCATCTTGGGTCGGTGGATGTCGCAGATCGCGGCGCTCTTCAACAAGACGCTGCAGGCGTTTGGCCTCAAGACCAAGCAGATGACCGCCCAAGAACTGGTGGACATGGCGTTTGGCGCAGCCAAGATCGAAATGAAAGACGCGTCGGGCGTGAAGACCCGCGTGACCGAGGCGCCTGCTGCGCCTGAGACTGAACTGCTCTTCTCACGCAAGCCCGCCTACGCCGCAGGTCTTGCCAATGCAGGCCGCATCGCCGATCAGACTGTCTCTCAGCGTCCTGGCTTCTTTGCCAAGATGAAGGAGAACATGCTCGGCATGGGCTTCCGCACCCAGTTTGTTGATGCGCTTGCCCCCTTGGAAAAGGTTGCCGGTCAGGTCAGCGACGCGGTCAAGGGTGTGCAGATGATGTACTACCTGCGCATGTACGGACAGCGCATGAATCTAACGTCGCTGTCGCTGTCCGATGGCGTGCCCCAACTGGTCGAGAAAAAGCGCAAAGACGGCACCAGCGAGTGGGTCATCGAGTCTGTTCCTGGCGTCAACGTTAGCAAGATTGTTGAGCGCCTGAGCAAGAAGGCTGTCATTCAGGCCGCAGGCAGCGCCGATGCTGCCAACCGGCTGTTTACGCTGTACCTTGCCAAGCTGCGTGCGGACAACAAGGGTTACGACGCGTTGAACTTTGGGCGTGCTTCCGCCGAACTTGAACTCAAGCAGATCGAGCGCGATCTGGCAAGCGGCAAGTTGTCCAACGACGACAAGGCTCGCCTGCGTCAGCGCCAAGCACACCTGACGAAGATCAAGGATTCGCTGCCCACCGAAGCCGACATCAAGACGGCGTTCGCTGAGATTCAGGCCAACCCCGTACTGCGTGAGGCGTTTGCTGACGCCCGCGAGATGTACAACGAGTACAACCAGAACCTGCTGCGGTTCATGGTGCAGACGGGCGCGATGTCCAAGGAAGAAGCGCAGCGCCTGCTAAAGGAAAAGGACTACGTCCCGTACTACCGCGTGCGCGATGGCGTCGCGCAACTGATGATCGGCGGCGAAACGCCTGTGCGCGTGGGCAATCTCAAGGACAGCCCGCACTTGCAGGAACTCGTTGGTGGCGAAGAACCCATCTTCAGCTTCCTCGACAGCAGCGTGCAGAACACGTCGATGCTGATCGACATGGCGATGCGCAATATCGCCGTGAAGAACGCGATGTGGGAGATGGGTAAGCTGGGCTACGCCAAGGTCAAGAAGGCTGGTAAGGGTGGAGCGCCCAAGGGTGCGGTCGAGTTCAAGCAAGACGGCGAGGATTACTACGCCATTGTGGACACGGACCACATCGGCATTCCCTCTGAACTGCTGACCAAGGGTTTGGCCGGTATCCCGACCATGTTCCCCGCCGCTGTGCAGGTTATGGGAATTCCCGCTCGGTTCCTGCGCCGTGCCGTGACAGCATCGCCCGTGTACGCGTTCCGTCAGTTGATGCGCGACTCGTTGTCGTCGTTCATTGCAAGCGGCGCGGACACCGCGCCGGTGGTGAGCGCACTCAAACAAATTGGCAGAGCGAGTGCTGTTGATAGACGAGGCATCACGGGCGGGCAGGTCTTCACCGGCATGCCGGAGGATATGTCGCGCTTGCTCGCCGACATGCAGGCAGGCCGCTCGGGTTGGGCCAAAGCGTTTGCCAAGATGGAAGCGTTCTCGATGGAGGTGGACGCCGCCAACCGGCGCTCGCAGTACGAGAGCTACCTCAAGCAGGGGCTGTCCGAGATGGAAGCCACCATGTTGGCGCTTGAGTCCATGAACTTCACCCGTCGCGGCCTGTCGCCTAGCGTGCAGATGATCACGGCACTGATCCCGTTCATGAACGCACAGATTCAGTCGTTGGACGTGCTGTACCGCAGCCTGCGTGGACAGATGCCGTTTAACGAGCGTCTGGCCATCCGTGAGAAGCTCATCACCCGGGGCCTCATGCTTGCGGGTATGACGATGGCCTACGCCCTGGCCATGCAGGATGACGAGGACTACCAGAACGCTACGCCTGACCAGAAGTACAACAACTGGTTCGTGCCGATCCCTGGCTTCGAGGAAAAGCTGCGTGTGCCTATCCCGTTTGAACTGGGTTACATCTTCAAGGCGCTGCCCGAGGCCATCATCAACTCGATGCACGCCAAGCGTGGGGCAGACGAGGCGCAGGACGCAGCACTCAACATCTTGCGTAACCTGATCCCGGGCGGCAGCAACTTTGGCGTGCCGCAGGCATTCAAGCCGCTGATCGAAGTGGGCCTGGGCAAATCCTTCTTCACGGGCCGCGACATTGAGACTGGCTCCGAAAAGATGCAGGAGCCCTGGAGCCGCTATCGGGATAACACCTCGGAGATCGCCAAGGCTGTGGGCCAGATTTTCAACATCTCCCCGATCAAGATTGAAACGCTTGTCAGCGGTTACACCGGCAGCATGGGTCTGGCGTTGATGCAGGCCGCGAACCTTGTCTTGCCTGGGCCAGAGACAGCCAAAGCAGAGAAGCGCATGTCAGAGATGCCCGTCATCGGCTCCGCCTTCCAACCCAAGGATGCGGCGGGGATCATCAACGACACCTTCGACCGCTTCAAGGAAGTTACCGAGGCCAAGGCGACCTACGACAAACTTATCGAGCGCGGTGAACTTCAGAAGGCCGACGCTTTCCTGTCGCAGAATGCTGACCGCATGGCTCTGTCATCTCTGGCCGGTGACTTCCGGCAACGGATCGGCGAGATCACGACGGCGGAGCGTCAAATCCGAGGGGCCGATATGTCTCCGCAGGAGAAGCGGGAAGTTCTGGACGCGCTGCGGCAGTCGAAGATTTTGCTGGCCTCTTCGGTGCGGGCGGCGCTCGATACAGCAGCACGCCCATGAGCCCGTTGTGAATGCAGTACAGGGCTTGCGCGTCTAGTACGCGAGCCCTGACTGCAGCCAGTAGCCCCGCCTCACGCGTGGCGTCGAGGTCTAGGGCAGGGATGAAGAACCCCTGCCCCTTCTCAAGCGTCGTCCACGGCAGCTTCACGCTCAACCCTGCGCCTGATGCACATGGCTCGGATGCGCATCTGCGGCCCCCTGGTGCGGGCCATCATGTCCTTGCGCATGTACGACACGGTGTAGCCGTCGATCTGCTCTAGTTGCTTCTTGAAGTCTTCGTAACCGAACGACATCGCCACGCAGTGTGAGCGGATGACCTGCTCCTCGATGAAGTAGTCCACGTACCCGGCTACCTCGATCTCGTGCTCCACGCGCCCCAACACCTTGTTGCGCGTGATCGTCT